TTGTTGTTGGGGGGAAGAGTTATTTGGATTTATACCTACCTTATCTTCTTTTTTAAATAAATCAGTTCCTGCTTTAATACCATTTTTATCAAAGAAACCAGTATCGTTTTTATCTAATTGAACTGAGCCAAAGCCACCACTTACTATTGGTCCTTTACTATAATCTATTTCACCATCCTTCATACTTGAAAAAAATGCATATGCTGCTGCTCCTGCAGCTAACGCTATTAAAGCTGTTGCTCCTAAACTTAAAGCTGCACTACCTGATATTTGGGCTACGGAAGTGGCTATTGCTTGGGCAAGGAAAATAGCTCCTTTTGCTATATTTTTTATTATAGCTCCTCCTTGAGCTATTAAAGAACCTAATATAGTACTTTCAGCTACGGATCTAAATCCAGCCTGAATAGTTAATAAAATATATTGGCCTACATTTTTTAATAAAGCTCCACCTTGTAGAATTAATTTACCTAATATAGTTTGTTCCATAGCTGCTCTAATAGCAGTTAATGTATTTCCAGTAAGAGATTGAGCTAAACCATAAGCTCTAGCAGCATTTTGTAATCCTAAAATACCTAATAGACTTGTTCCTAATCCTATTTTAGTACCATCTGCAACAGTTTCTGCTGTTTTTGAAGCTAATATTCTTGCATTAGAAGCTTCTAAAACTTTATTTATTGTTGCTAATGATCCTGTTAAAAAGGTAGATAGTTTAGTGTATCCTAAAATAGCATAACTAATAACTTTCATACTACCAAATATTAATAATATTCCGCCTAATAAACCTTCCCAAAATCCTAATTCTTTTGTTGTTCCTGTAAATACTCCAAGTAATTTTTTAGCACCTTCTACAGCAAAATTTATTCCATCTGCTACTAACTGAAAAGCCCATACTATAGGTTGTAAAAGTATGCTGATTGCTGGGAGTATGCTGCTAACTATATTCATTAATGGGGAAACAATTGCTAGGATAGGTTCTGCTATTTGGACAAATATTTCTTTAAGTTTTTCTGTAGCTTGAGCAAATCTTTCTTGTACATTTTGTTGTTCCATTTGGTTAGCTAATCCTTCCTCTCCTAAGCGTTTTTTAGCTTCTTCCATTCCTACTTGTTTAACTAAATTATTAAATCTTTCTTTTGCAGTATCACCTTCAACCCCATTTAGTGCAGCCATTGCTTCTCTATCTATTAAAGATTGAGCTAATTCATCTTTTGTTAAACCTGCTGCTTTTGCTATTGCTTCTTGTTGGATTGCATTCATGTTAGCAAAATCTGCGGATGTACCTACTTGTTTAGCTATTTCCTCAGCAGCTCCAGCTATATCATTATTTAAGGCTAATTGTCTTGCTTTTTCAAAATTTAAATCTTTACCAAGTAATAATTCAGCACTTAATTCATTTTCAATAGAAGATTCAAATTGAAGTAAACTTGAAGACATGCTAGCAGCTTGTTCAAGAGTTAAACCAAACATTTTTGCTTGTACTACTGCTTGTGACATTTTATCCGCACTACCCCCTAATGACAACTTTAAAGATGCTGACATTTTATTAACTTCTTTTAAAACTTCTTTTTCATTAACTATTGTACCTCTTCTAGAAGCGTATGCTTCAGCACCTCCTAAAATTTCTTTAGTATTATCTTCTAAACTTTTTCCTTGAGATAAAGATAGTTTTTGAATTTCCATTAATTCACTATGTTGAAACCCTGCTTGACTTACTAATTTAGTCATAGTAGTTAAATCTTTTTCATTTAACATAACATTAGTACCTAAAGCAGCACCTACAGCCATATATGATTCTTGAAGATTTTTAGTATTTAAAGCAACATCTCCAGACATAGCAGCCATGTTTCCTAATTCTCTACGGGTATTTAATGCTTCCCCATAAGTTAGATTCATTTTTTTAGCCATGTCTCCAGCACCATCATCTGCAATTTTTAAAGCAGCAGCCATTTCTACTATTATAGCTTCAGCAGAAGTAAGATTTTTACTAAGATTTGAACCCATAGATGCTATTCCGGCTCCCATAATTTTAAATCTATCACCTATGGTAGCTGCTATCTTTCCTCCATCAGTAAGTTCCTCAGCCATTTCCTCCATCTTTTGCTTAGCTTCATTTAACCCTAATCTTGCAGTTAATTTACTCATCCCTAATGCATCCATTGAACCAAGCATCCCCTCTAAAGCTACACCTCCTAAACCCATAGCATTACTTAAATTCTCTTGTTTAAAAGTTAAAATTTCAGTGCTTTTAATTAAATCAGTAAATTCTTTATTTTGAGCTTGTAAAAGATTATTAGAAACCTCAATAGCTTTTTCAATTTCTTTAATTTTATCTGCTTGATTTCCTTCTGATTCTAGGATTGATTTATCAGCTATAAGTTGTTTTAAATTTCTTTCTAATCGTCTTTTTTCTTGATTAGCTTGTTCTTTTATTAATTTTAATTGTTCTACGGAAAGTTTATTAGATCCTTTCATGTGATATTCTAAATCACTTGCTAGACTAGTAAGTCTAGAAAAAGAACCTTTTGCTCGAAGTAATCCTTCGTTTCCTATTTTAATTGAATTAACTGTTTTTCTAAAAGAATCATTTATAGAATTAACATCAGCTTGCATTTCTCTTAATCTTTCATTTGCTCCTTTTAGTGCAAGTTCAACAGCCGCTGCATCTTTTACTGTATCATTAAGATTAAGGTCGTTAATATCGTCTCCTAATTCTTTAATTACTTTTTTTAATTTTTCAAATTTCTTTTTAGCTTCTTCTGCTGCGTTTCCAAGAGCCATAATTTTATATTTTGTTATAAATATTAAAAATTAATATTTTTTATTTATATTTAGCAGGTTGTCTTATTTGATGAGACATCTTAGCAAACTCAGGAGTATTAACTTTTCCATTAGAATCAATCATTGTTTTGTTACCTTTTTTATTTTCATATGAAGATTTTTCTTCAAGATAATAATCACTAATTTGTTTAAAAGTAAAACGGCGAAGCCAAATTGGCATATTATAAATAGTATGCCAATCATATCCTCCTTTACCATAAAAAATTATTTGATGGATTTGGGTAAATAATGCTAATCTAGTTTCTTGTGCTGTATCAGAAGTCAGGCCAAAAAAAGCTAACCCCAATTGGGATATTGATTCTATCTGAACTTCCGTCGGGAAAAAAAGTTAAATCAACATCTGGTTGAATTCGACGAATATATTCTCGTAGTGCCCGTGAATCTTGGGCTAAAAGATAATTATCAACAAATTCTCTAATTGTCTTTTTTTCTTTTTCACCATTTATTGAAATTATAAGATATTTTAAACGGGTTGTAAGTTCTGGGGATGAATCTTTATTGATTTTTTTAAGACTTTCTAATTCACGATTAATTTCTTGTTCATCTTTGTGAGTTAAAAGTTTAAAAGTAACAACATTACCTGATTTGGGGAGAGTAAATTCAAATTCATTGATATTTTTTGAATATAATTCTTCTTCAATTTCTTTATTTTCTAAAGTAGATAAATCAATAGTATGTGATTCTCCTAAATAATTAAATGTGTATTCTGATCCATATCCTAAAATACGAGAAGCTACCATTATAGCATTTTTATCTCCTACTAATAAATCATCAAAGTTAATGTTAGTTGTTATTATTGATTTTAAAAGTTTATCTAAAACTGTACCATTTTTAATAAATGTTTGGTTTGTTAAAATATCTTCTTCCTTAGCGGTCATATATTTTATTTCAATAGTACCTTTTGATAGTTCGGAATCTTTAGGGTAAAGTAAACCTTTTGAGGGTAATTCAATAATTTCTGTTGGTAATTTAAATTTTTCTTCCATAATTTTTATTTAATATAACTTTATTTGTCTTATATACATATATTAAAGAGTAGTAATATTATCAGGATTTACATTAAATGATAAAACTCCTTTTACTTTTAATATTTCTTTTCGTATTTCTTGCATTTTTGATCTATCAAATCCACCTTTTGCAATCCAAGGATGTCCATCTACTTTAACAGTCATTAATGCTTGAAATTTAGATTGGTCTTGTTGATTAAATTCTAATGGTTCTTTAGATGATATAACTGTAATACCGGGGATTGAACGAATATCTGAGTATATTTCTTTTTGGGGTCTTAGATCAATGTTAGTAATAAGCATACCTATCATTTTAAATTTATCTTGATATTCCTCAGTTAAACGGTGGTTTAATGTTTCTTTTATTAGCGCACGTAAATTATCTAATTTCATGTTATGGTATATGTTATAAATATGGGTAGATATAGTTTAATTAACGTGTTAATATGATAATATATAATAAAAAAATAAAAGCTCCAACGAAAACGTTGAAGCTTATATAATTATTTTTAATTTTAATTTTAATAGTTTAAGATACAATAATCTGGTTGTACTTCTAAAGCAATATTTACTATTGTTCCATCATCATCCCAGTTATAATCTCCAAAATTAGCACTTGTAATTACTGCTCCTTTAATTATCCATTCAGAAACAATATCTCCAACAGGACCTAAAACATTAAAAGTTAAATCTTTCTTATAAAAATCAGAATAACCATCTCTACCAGTTACAGATTCGTGACCTAAACGTATCCATTCCATTACAGCTTGTGCTCCAGATGGAGTAATAGATTCATATAAAGTCATTGAAATTGTACCCCAAATAGTTTTTCCTTTTACATAACGTTGAACGTTAATGTGGTTAAGAGCAACTGCTGTTTGAGCTACATTTATTCCACCTACTCCTTTTACTAAAAATGAAGGTATACCATCCATATAAAGGATAAAGCGGTTTGTTTGTTTTGGTTCAAACGCGGTAAAAAATATTTCTTGAGGATTTAAAATTGCCATTTTGTTGTTTTTATTTTATTTTATTTTTATTATAAATATTTAAGGATTTATTTTTTACACTGGGAATTCAACTCCTGTAGGGAGTAAAATAAAATCTACTGAAATAAATTCTGCTGTTCTTGTTGGTTGAATGAAAATTTGTCCTATTAATTGATTTTGATCAATTACTGCGGGTCCATTATTTGATTCATCCATTATTATTTTATAAGCATATAATCCTTGTTTTTGTTGAATGCTTTCTAAAAATGGAGTTACTCTTCCGACAAATGAAGTTCTTGTTGCTATTGTATTTTGTTCAAATAATACTGTATCAGCAATTTGACGAATATAATTTTTTAATTCAATTAATAAACGTCTTACATTTACACGATCAAGTGCAGATTGTTCTTTTTGTAAAGTTTTTTGTCCAAATACTACAACACCTTTTTTAGGTAATGTAGCTAAAGGATTTATATTGTTACTATATAATGCATCTTTATCTGATTGGGTTAATTTAAATTTAGCTTGTAATACTGTAGATAAACCACCACGATTCATACCTGCAGGTGCAAACCAAGGTGCAGCTACTTTATCATTAAAAGCATATACTCCAGGAATTACAGTTGAAGCAGGTACCCATACTTGTTTTCCTGTTGCAGGATCAAATATACGAACCCAAGGCCAATATGAAGTTGCATATGATGAATTTATTGATAGGGCTTGTGTTATAGTTGGAAGAACAGTTTTTGAATAATCTACTAAATCTACTACATATAAATTATCTCCTCTATTTTGAGTATTTGTAATAATTTGAGATATTTGAGAAGAATGGTGTTCTTTTAATAAACCTGGGGTGAATAAGGTATTAAATTGGTATGCTTCTTGATTTCCAAATAGGTTAATCATGTTATCATAATCACTACCTATTAATCCTTGTGTATTTACTCCTATATTATCATACATTGTTGTACCTACATTTGCAGAGAGCGTACCTGTAGCAGATGAAAATGAAGAGCTAGAATTTATAGGTAGGTATGTAGGATAAAGTCCATTAGAAATATTGCCATTTGAATCTAAATAATTTGGGGTTGGGTAATTAATATTTTTAACTCGTATATATTTTGAATTATTTCTATATTCTCCAGATAATTCCATTTGAGCATTTACTGGGTTATATTCTAATGCTTGATCACCAATTACTTGAGAAATAAAACGTGGGGAATTTGGATCTAAATTAACTCCATTAAAAGATTCAAGTATATTTTTTTTATTTAAGGTATCATTTCCTTGTCTAACTAATACATTAAATATACCTGATGAAGTATTTGAGTTAGTAATTTCAATTCGTACATTATCTTTTGAGCCACTAGCTAAAGCTCCATTAGTTTCTGGTCCAGAATTATTCATAATAATTCCTTCAGATAATGTTTCTAAAGTAAATGCAGTTGATGTGATATTAGATGTTCCTCCTGTTAAAGATCCTACTAGTGTTCCATCAAATTGAATATATGCATTTTTTCTAATTTCAAGACCATTTAAACTATTACCTCCATTAATTGCTTTAATTGTTAATGTTGGGGATGAGTAACTAGCGGTTATTTTTAATACATTTTTAAAATCATTTTCAGGATCATTAATTGTACTTACAACAGCACTAATATAATTATCATAATTATCATTTGTTGTTGCTCCACTTGAAGTATAATAATAATCTAATGAATTACCATTTACATTAATGTCAAGAGAATTTGGAGCAATCCACCAATCATTATCTGATGATTTAAATTGAAAAGCTATAAAGTCTGATATTGCACTTCCTGTAAATATAGTAGAAACATTAATAGAAATTGATGAGGTGTTACCTGGTGATGCTATTACAGTATTAGGAAGAGAAGATGTTGCAGAAGTAAATGATCCACTTGCTACTCTAGCTACTAATAATGAAGATCCTCCATAATTAAAGTAATTATATGCGGAAATTGAAGTTAAATATGAATAATTTATACCTCCACTTATAAAAGTATCTCCAAATAATGATACATATTGTGAATATGAAGTTACTACTGTTGGGATTTCATAAGGACCTTTAACTGTTGGACCTATAATAGCAGCTCCTGCTTGTACAGGTTGTCCTGTTAAAAAAGTTTGATCTATTTCATTAGTTGTTACTCCTGGTGATACTGTAAAAGATGCCATTTTATTTTTTTATTATAAATATTAAATTTTTTTTCAAAATATATTATTAACCTGGGAATGTTGCACCTGTAGGGAGTATATTGAAATCTAAAAGAATAAATTCAACTGATCTTATAGGTTTTAAATATATTTGACCTATTAATTGGTTTTGATCTACAACCGCTGGGGGATTATTTGAAGAATCCATTATTAATCTAAATTCTGATAATCCTTGTTGTTGTTGGATAGTTGCTAAATAGGAATTAATGATTGAAGATAATGCGCTTCTTGTATTGTCATCATTTTGTTCAAATACAAATGTATCTGCTACTTGAGAAATATAGTTTTTTAATTCAATTAATAAACGTCTTACATTTACACGATCAAGTGCACTTTTTTTCTTTTGTAAAGTTTTTTGGCCAAATACTACTACTCCTGTAGTGGGAAAAGTTGCAATCGGATTTATATTTGCTTGATATAATTTATCTCTATTTCCTTGAGTTAAAAAACGTTCTGCTTGAACAACATTTTCTAAAACCCCCCTATTTATACCAGCAGGAGCAAACCAAGGAGCCGCAATATTATCATTTTGAGCATATACTCCTATCATCATAGTTGAAGCAGGAACCCAAACTTGAGTTCCTAAATTAGGATCAACAGTTTTTAACCAAGGCCAGTATGTAGCAACATATGATGTATTGTAAGAAATTGATTCTGCTATAGTAGTATTTAAAGAAGTATTATATGGAACTAAATCCATAATAGTCATTGTATCTCCTCGTTCTCTAACTAAAGTATTAATGTTATTAATGACTGTTGTAGATGGAGCACCAAAACTACTTATTAGTCCTGGGGCTATTAGGATGTTATATTTATATGCATCTTTATTCGAAAGTAAAGAAACTGCTTCGTTATATGAATTTGCAGTAAGACCTTGAATATTATTTGCAGTTATTTTATCATAATATAATCCCGGAATACCACTTGGAATGTTTGTTCCTTTACCATCTCCAAAAGTTCCTGTTCTTTTTTTAGGAAGATAATTTTCATATTGTGCTTCTGGGAATCCATTATTATCTAAATAATTAGGGGTAGGATATAAAACAGATTTAACTCTTATATAATTAGATTGATTTGGATAGCTACCTATTAATTCAACATAATATTCATCTTCATCTTGAACAATTGTTTCAACTTGATTACCTATTACTTTTTCAATATAATTTGAAGCAAAAGGATCTAGTGATAAAGGTCCCCAATTTTCTAAAATTGATGGGGAAAGATTTGTATCATTTCCTTGTCTAATTATTAAATTAAAAGTTCCATCATTAATACTTACAGGAACTATTTGCCATCTATAATTTTCAGCAGATCCACTCAATAATGTACCATATGATCCTGTAGGACCTGTACTATTCATTATTATACCTTCATTAAATGTTTCTAGTACAAAACATTCGGTATTAGATCCTCCAGTAAAATATTGAAGAATAGTTTCTTGATCAGTATAATCAGCAGCTATGTAATAAGTATTTCCAACTTCTCCATCCGGGTGAGTAGCCATCAAACGAAGGTATTCTCCAGGTTGACCATAATCTGGGTGGGAAACTGAGCTTGCTGTAATGTACTGTAATGATGAAGTATACATATCTGAAGAGCTACTAACATTTATAGCTATTGATGTTGATACAACATAATCAGTCATTGTTAAACTAGTAAATGATCCTGTATTTATGTATAGGCTAGTTGGAGAATTAGTTGGTGGAGTACCTTGGTAATATATATGAACTCCATTTATGATAATAGATTCTAAATGTTCATATTGAGATGGGAAAAATGATTCATCAAAAGCAGAAGAAAATCCAAAACCAAAATCATAATAAAATTCTATAGAGGCTGATGTTTCTGCAATATGAGTAGGTATTTTAGAGGAAGTAGCAGGTGTCCAATCAACAATTGTACTTCCACTTACTACTCGTGTTACTAATAATGATCTTCCTCCATTATTAAAATAATTATATGCGGCAATAGATGTAAAATATGAATAATTTTGGCTACCGCTATAAAATGTGGAACCATACTTATTTAAATATTCGCCATAAGTAGTACATAATGTAGGTATCCCTACTTTACCTTTAACTGTTGGGCCTATAATAGCAGCCCCAGCTTGGATGGGTTGTGCAGTAGTAATAAATGATTGATCATTTTCTATAGCTAGTACACCAGGTGATACAATTGTTTCCTCCATTTGTTATAAATTATTTTATTATAAATATAATAAACATTAAAAATATTAATCTCTTTTAATAACCTCAGCTGTTTCTGGGTTAAGAGAAAAGTTTCCATATTTTTCAGTTAAAATTTCAGAAAATTCTTCTTCTTGAAGGGTAATTTCTGCTAATGAATCTTTTGCAGTTTCATACCTATTTTCAATTTGAATTTTAACTAGTGTTATTTCACCTAATTCTTTTATTAAACTTCTAGTGTTATTTTGAAGTTCTATTAATGTGTTTTGTTCTTCTTCTGTTAAAAAGGTTTGTTGGGGTGTTTTTTCTTCTGTTAAAACTGGTTGTGGTTGTAAGTTTTCTTCTGTTAAAACTCGTTGTTGTTGGATAATTGACATGTTTTTTTTGTTTATAAGGTTTATGTTAATAAATATACAAATTTATTTTCCTTGAGCCACGTATGGTTTAACATAATTTTTACTATTTTTACTTCTACTATGTTTTGTTTTAGTATGAACTCCGGGTCTTTTCTTTTTAGGTTTTCTTACAAATGAAATTACTTGTTGGGATTTTGATTTTGCTGCCATTTTTTATATATTATTTTGATTAATTGTTGTTTCTATTCCTATAATAATTTGAGATTTATTATTAATTTTTTTAATTGCCGTTAATTCTTTTTGAATTGTATCTGGTACTACATATCCAAATAGTTTAATAGTAAATGTCCCCTTTACAACTCTATTTGAATTATCTGTAATTTCTACAGTAGTAGCATATGAATCAATAGATGCTTTAAATTTAAACCGTTCAGGATCACCCCAATATGAATCAGAAGCATAATTTATAGCTTCAATTATTTTATTTAATTGCTCCATATAATATGTTTGAATAGTACAACTATATGTTAAAGTTACATAATCAGGCACTACATTTACTATAAATTGATTTACTGGGATTTGGTTATTTAAAATGTTAAAGTTTGAGTATGAATTTTTTCCATTATATACTTTTTTAAAAAATGTATATAAATGAGGAGTATTAGCATCTATTTTATTTGTAAGAGAACGATTTTTTTCAATTGTATCTCGTTTAAACATAATTAAAGGAGACATAATTGCACCATTTTTATCTTTATAATATCCATCTTTTTGAGTAGATTTCCATCTTTCAGGAGAACCATAAATTATGGGAACTGGTGTTCTTACTCCATTTTGTAAAACTGTAGGTTTAATAACATTTTGGAAGTAATACATTATTGATTCATCTATATCTTGTAAACCTAAAGTAAAAGGTTTAGTTGTGTCATCTTTAAATGACATTTGGTTAGATCGATTAAAATCAACTCCACTTTGATCATTTGAGGAAAATTGATTAAATTCGGTTTGAGTATTTGGGTTACCTAAAGATTGGTCTGTTTCTGGAAAAACATAAGGGTCTACTAAACCATTTGAAATTTCTTTTTGAGATTTAGGTTGTGGTTTTCTAATTGATGGCATAATTTTATATCCTTTCTTTAGTTATACCTACACGATCTGAAGGAACATAGTGGGCTGTGCATGTAAGAGATATACTAGTACCAAAATTATCTAATCCAGGGTTTAAAGGGTTTATATTGTATGGATAATCTGGGTCTTTACCTACAAATAGTTGATTATCTGCTACATTATTTAATTCCCAATATCCTTCATACCACATTATTATATCTCCAATTTTAGGTAAAATATTAGCATCAATTAGATCATCCCTAAAAAACGTAAATGTAATTGGTAAATCATAATCTACACCCATATCTCCAGTTGGAGATGATATATCTCCTAAATTAAGTAACATATTTAAAATAACAGGTTCTTCATAATATTTTGCACCTGCGGCTTCACCATATATATTTACTTTAGTTTCTGTTGCTTGCAATTGATAAAATACACATTGTTGGGAAATAATATCATGTAACAACTCACGATTGATATGTCTTATTAATGATACGTCACGTTGTGTTCCAAAAAGAGCCATATTATCCTATAAAAATTGTCATTGGTACTTGTGCTATAGTTTTATTCTGGTATTCTGCTTCAAGTGATTTATTCTCAAGTAAAACTTTACGTGATGTTGTATCTAAATATGCTCTTAAACGTTCAATCAATGCTTGTTTTTCTGTTGTTGCTGCAGAAATTAAATCTCCTTGGTTTAAAGTTACTTCAGATCCAGGGATTGGTATAGTTGAGTATTTACCTCTTACATATCCTAAAATTTCTTTAACTATTGCTAATCCATATTCAAATACCCATTGACGACCAATCGAGTTTATCGTAGTATATGTTGGATTAGTATATGGCACATTAGAGGCGTTGGTAATAATGTTTTGACCGTTTCGTTCAACATATGGTTGATTACGATCCGATAATAAAATATATTCAAATCGTAATTTATCTACACCTCCATTTGGAATAGGAAATATTCTTAACATATTGTTTACTAATTCAAATGAATATTGAGATTTTCTGATTTGATCATTAAATTCAATCATTTGAAATTTTTGCAAGTCGTAACTTAAAGGCATTAACATAAAGTTCATTGCAGGAGAATATCCTCCAAATCCCATACTATCCATCATGCTCATCATTCCAGCTCCTGCACCCGCATACGGGTCAAAATATCTAGTAATAGCTGGTGTATTTTCATAAAAAATACGTTTAATTTCAATACCACCTTGAATATTTTGGGACGTTGCCCAAGATTTCATATCATAATTTTGTACTCCGGGGGTTAATGTAAGTGATCCTGTATACCAAGATACTGTCCCTCCAACTCCCGCTTCCGTTCCATATTGGTTTGAAAGTAAAATAACATTAGATAAATTTCCTTGAACTAATTCATTATTACCAGGTGCTGTATTTGTTGGAGCTCCTTGTAAAGTTAATAAATTTTCAGCTACTTGATAAGCATATATTTCATTTCCGTATGTAGTAATTGCTTCCTCAAATGCGGCATAAAAATTTAAATCTTGCAATTCAATTTCAACTATTGGATATCCTAATCGACGAGAAGCAAATACAGCAAACTTATCAATATCTACTTGAAATTGTAGATCGTTATCATAAAAACCAAATGGTGTTTCTCCTGGTGTAAATGTAGAACTTCCGCTCCATATAGGAATATTCATATTAGTAGTTTATTATAAATATGAAAAAAAAGAGCCTCATATAGAGGCTCATTTTAAATTATATTATATGATTTATACAAATGAACCTGATCTCCAAGCACCTGACATCCACATATAAAGAAGGTATTTACCTTCTACAGTTGCAGGAATAATTTCTCCATCCGTTCCTGTCCAAGATGGAGCAGCTGATTGGGTAGTTGGTAAAACAATTGAACCGGATATTCTTACTTTGAATGCATCTTTACGAGAACCATCAGCTGTACCATTACCTACAATCATTAAGGAAGTAGAATCTCCTTGAGTGTTAAATCTACCTTGAACATGTTGATAAGATCCAGATGCTATGGTACCTAAACCTTCAGCATGAGAATATTCTCCATTTGCTGTAATTGCTTTACCATGAGTAAATGAACCTTCACCTTGTGCATAAGAACTAGAACCAAATGATACTGAATAATTACCAGCTGATATCACATCAGTTCCAACTTGTAGGTAATAATATCCTCCATTTTGTGTAAAGGTTGTATTAGGATCAGCTATTAATAAACCATTATAAGCACCATCCCATATAAATGCTGAGGAATAGGTGGTTTTTCCATTAGGAGATCCAGGACCAAAACTACCTCTAAACTGAATTTCACCCCCATTGGTATTGCCGGTATCTCCCGCTCCTATTGTTTCATTAGATAATGAAGAAGTTGCTGCATAAGAAGCACTTGTAACACTTCCTAATAAAGTTTGGGCAACAGTAGCATATGATGCCGTTGCAGCATATGAAGCACTTGTAACACTACCTAATAATAATGAAGCAGTTGCGGCATATGATGATGTTGTTGCATATGAAGCAGTTGTTACTGTGCCTTGCAATGACCCGGTAAATCCTGAAGTTGATGTAATACTTCCACTAAATATTGCGGGACCTATGTTTATAAATGTACCTGATCCAGATACTGTTAAAGATCCTGTAATTTGTACTTGTGAACCTGAAGCAAAGATTAGATTTGATCTAGATGAGTTTGATGTGCCGTTTCCTACTATAAATGCAGATTGTGCTGAGGATGATTGGTTAAATTGACCTTGTACATGTTGGTAATTTCCTTGTGCTATTGTGTTATTACCTTCAGCGTGTGAATAATATCCTTGTGCTAATGTACCATAACCTTCTGCGTGTGAAGCAAGTCCAATTGTTGTTGTAGATTCACCTTCTGCGTGTGAATAGTTTCCTATAGAATAATTAGCTCCTGCTGGTTGGGGAGTACCAAAAATACCTACAACTAATCCGGTGCTTATTGAATCAATTGTAGTATCAAAAAGGGTTACTTCGGTATAATCATAAATCCCTCCAGTAATATAAATCGATGATGAAACTTGAGATTTAATTACGCTAGGTGTTCCATTAATAAGTCCCGATGGATCATCAAATAATGCAAATGAACTTGAAGTAAAGATAGAAGTTAAATCACCATATGCTGCTTCTAATTCAAATACTCCTGCGGTTACACCTGTTGTACCGGAGTAGTAACCGTAGTATCCTGCTGTTGTAGTATTTCCTTGTGCGTGTGAAGCGTTTCCATTTGTTACACCAGTACCTTGATTTAAAGAACCTTGTAGAGTTAAATAACCTTGAATTGTTTGATTACTAATAAAAGTGTTAGGGGATCCAACTAGTGCGAATAATGAGGCATTTAAAACGGTTTGTGCAACTGTTGCATATGAAGCACTTACAGCATTTAAAACGTATGAAGCAGTTTGTGCTGTTCTTACAAATGAAGCAGTTGAAGCAAAGCTTGAACTTACTGCATTTTGAACATATGAAGCAGTTTGAGCATTTTGAACGTAAGATGCTGTTTGAGCATTTTGTACATAAGATGCAGTTTGAGCAAAGCTTGAGCTTATAGTATTTTGTACATAAGATGCTGTTTGAGCAAAGCTTGAGCTTATAGTATTTTGTACATAAGATGCTGTTTGAGCAAAGCTTGAGCTTATAGTATTTTGTACATAAGATGCTGTTTGAGCATTTTGAACAAAGGATGCAGTCGAAGCAAAGCTCGAACTTATAGTATTTAAAACGTAACTAGCAGTTTGTGCTGTTTGAACAAATGAAGATGTTGTTGCAAAGCTTGAGCTTATAGCTCTTGATGCAGATACAGCAAAGGAAGCACTTAGTGCGGGGTTTGTGTTTGTAAATACTGAACCTGTTATAAACGAAGCAGTTTGTGCTAAGGTTACATATGATGCTGTTTGTGCAGTACCCTGTAAAGATCCTGTAAAAGATCCACTAAATCCTTGTGCTGTAATGATTCCGGTATTTGTATATGAGCCTGTAAAGTATTCAAAATTACCATCCATTTCATCAATAGTAAGAGGAGAACCTTTTGTTTGTCTTAATGTTAAATCTGCCATTTTATTTTATTATAAATATTAATTTGATGCTACAAAATATTCTAATTGAGTATTTCCTGTGATTGCTTTTGCTTTAATAGAACTTAAGTAAATAAAACTACTATAATAAATTTCATCTACATACCCATCTACTACTGGGTCATTTTGCGCTGGGGTGTTTATATCTGTGTCTCCTAACATTAGAGTTTTTCCAGGGGACAAATTAAATAAAGTACTTTCTGTATTATCGTTTGCAACTAAATAAATTAAAGTATCATATTGGGTTGATAAATTAGTAATTCTAATATATTGTACATCTTGTTTTACAAATGCTCCACCTGTTTGTTCTGCTTCACTATTGCAAAAACGAATAATTTCAATACCTGATCCACTAAAAGCAGTAGTTATTGTATCTACTCGCCGTACTATTTGATTGATCCCATTAATTATTTTAAATGTTTGGGTTTTTTCAGTAGTAGTATTTGGAAGGGTAATTTCCTCAGTAATAGTTACATATAAATTAGCCATTTATTTTGTTTATAAATATGAAAAAAAATAGCTTTATTTATCTATTTTATTTTAATTTTAAAAGGTTAAATTAGTTTATAAAGTTTTATTATAGTATTACTAATCTAGCACCCATTTCAATAATAATGGAACTTGAATTATATATTGGTCCTGTTAATGATGCATTATATCCTGAAGAGATAGTTAAAGCTAAAGATTGGGTGGTTGGGTTTAAAAATATCCCACCATTAAAATAAGATGCTGTTGTAGCAAAGCTTGAACTTATAACATTTTGAACGTAAGATGCTGTTTGTGCAGTACCCTGTAAAGATCCTGTAAAAGATCCACTAAATCTTTGTGCTGTAATAGTTCCGGTATTTGTATATGAGCCTGTAAAATACTCAAAATTACCATCCATTTCATCAATAGTAAGAGGAGAACCTTTTGTTTGTCTTAATGTTAAATTTGCCATTTTATTTTATTAAAAATATTAAAAGCTACCTGTAAATGCTGATGTATAATCAGTCCAACCACTTCCTGAAGTAAATTTTTGGAATGAATTTACGCTAACATATGAATTATATCCATCATCTGTGTTAATAAAAGTACCATTACAATAGAATATATCTACATTAGCAGGAACAAAACTTAGTGGGTTTGAAACACCATTAGGTCCTATAATCCAAGCATCACTTGCTGATCTAATTTTTTCAGTAGCTAATACCATATTTTGGCTATATGATCCAGTAAATGAAGCACTAAAAGGATATAAAATATTAGTTAAGGTATACCATTGGTAATTATCAGTATATTCTGATGCTGTTGGTGGTACACTTAATCCTAAAATATTTGTAGATGCTTGAGTATAAGCAAAAAATGCTGCTCCACAGGTTTGATCACCAGTTGCACTAGCTTTTCCTCTACGATGCATTCTACCTACATTATCATTTGATGAAACAAGATCTGTTTGTTGAGTAATTCCAATATGAGGCATATTAATTAAAAATAATGCTCCACTTGTTTGGGTAGTGACATGACTAGCCCAAGCAGCTACTGCTAATCTCCCAGTATGAGGATAACCTGCTAAACCACCAGCCATAAATGGACCTAAAAATTGGTTAGTTGAAGATGGGAATTGACCTATATTAACTTCATTTACAAATACAGGACCATCTACGTCATCAGAACAAATTGAATTTGCTAATACAATATTATCACTAGCATATCCAAAAGTACCACTAATAAAAGATTTTGCAACTTCTCCAAAATAATAAGAATCTATAGCATTTGGGTAAGTAGTTTGAACAATTGTATCATATGATGATGAGTTTGGTTGTCTATTAACAGCTGTTAAAATTGGAGTCCATGCACTTGCACTTTCAACATAAAAATTACCGCTTGAAGAATAAAACATTCCTCCTGTTACTACAGAAGGGGATAAAATAGGATCAAATGTTAATACATCGGGAGTTGTTAAAGATGCCGTGATGCCTCCAGTTACAGTTAAAGGACTATTAATGGTAATTTGGTTTCCAGAAACAGGTTCAATATTATTAGTTTTTAAAGTACTCATTTTTTTTTATTTTTTATTTTTTATTTTTTATACATTTCCAAAGTAAAATATACCACTTGAAGAATAAAATATTTTACCTTCTGTAATAATAGGGGAAGAAATAGGATCAAATACTAATACATCAGAAATTATAACATTTCCCGAAATAGTTTGATTTGATTCTAATAATAAAGACCCACTAATAGTTATATTGTTTCCTGATAAGGATTCAATTGTATTTATTGCTAGTGTACTCATTTTTTGTTTATAAATATAATAAGAAGGTTATCTAATTAAATTAATTTCTAAGATTTTTATATATGTCTAAAATATATTCTACAATTTCGTGTCTATGATTTTTTTCTAAGGTAATTACCTCAAACCCAGGTACATCTTTCATATGTTTGCATACAACATCAAATCCAGAAGTTTTGCGATCTTTTAAGTCAATTTGAGCACCATCACCACAAAATATCATTTTTGAACCATGACATATACGAGTTAATAAAAGTTCCATTTGTGTATCTGTTAAGTTTTGAGCTTCATCAATTACAACTAAACAATTAGTAAAATTTCTACCACGCATAAACGATACAGGAACAATTTCAATTTCACCATCTGCTATACATTTTTCAATTTTTTCTTTATTGTATAGGCGATGCATATTTTCATATACAGGAGCAGTAAATGGAGCTAATTTTTCGTTTACATCTCCTGGTAAGAATCCAATATCTTGTCCTGCTACTACTGTTGGGCGAGTAATGATTATTTTTTCAATTTCTCTACTAAAAAGTAAATCTAAAGCAATATTTGCTGCTAATAGCGATTTACCAGATCCAGCTTTACCTTTTAAAACAGTTACAGTGTTGTAAAGAATTTGTTCTTTAGCACGTTTTTGCTCTTCGTTTAATTGGATGTTAAATTTAATTGGGCCTTTTGGTTTTCTTTTTTCTTGAAAAACCTTTTTTGCTTCCGGAGTTCGGTTAAAATCATTCATATAACTATATTTGTTGATAAATATTAATAAAAGACTAAAAAAGCCGAACTTTCGTTCGGCTCTTTATTACTTGTTTTATTTGCTATTAAACGCTAGCTAAATCATTAACAAATACACGACCGAAGAATTCCGGACGGATCATTTTCTTAGCGTAACGAGTCAATAAACCTTTACGTGGAGTAAATGTTACTGGATCGTACACAAGAGGTGTCATGATTAACGGTACATATGGAGCAAATACAGCACCAGTTTCAAGGAATTGAGCTCCTCTATAACCCATCAAAATAACGTTTTCTGTCATGTAAGGGTTTTTGTAAACTGTGTAACGGCTGTTAAATTGACCTGCTTTTTGGATACCAAAAGCATATGAACCTTTAGTAACATCACCATCTGAAGATGAAGCAAATCCAGGGATTGATTCAATGATAGTTGCTACTGCAGGAGAACATACTAAGAAATTAGCACCACCACGTAGAGTTTTTTGGTGAATCTTATTGCTTACTTTTTGAAATTTAGTACCTAAAGTTTGGAACCATTCACCTTGTGTATTGTAAAATGTGTTGGTTGTGTTCCAAGCTGTTTTTTCAGCATTTAATTGGTTGTTGTTTTTAGCTGACCACCACTCATCTGCAGCAGAAGCATCTTGAATCAACATATCTAAGTTTTCAAGATCTATTTCTAGAGCAATGTATTCAGACATAATTGATGTTAATTCAGCCTCAGCATCCAATGATTGGTATGCGTTTAAATCCTGTGCAAATTCTGGTGTCCATTGTGCTTTCAACTTACGAGTTTTAGCAACAATAGCTTCAGATTTCATTTGGATATTGATTTCTGGAATAGCTAAGTTATCTGATGATGTAGATTCAGCATTTGCATATCCTGCTCCTGATTTATCTTCAAAGTCACCACGATTGTTATCAGCTGGTTGATAATTGTAAAATAAAGTATTTGCAGATACTGCTGATCCTGTACCTGGTATACCTACAGCTGCAACATTAAGTCCTGTAAAAGAACCAGAGAAAATAAAGGTAATAGTTGATGAACCATTAGTAGCAGTGTACTGAGGTAATAAACGAGCATAAGTCTCAGTTAATGGAGTAGTTGCTGATCCAGAAGCTGGAACGAATGCACGAACACCTTTAAAGTCAGGACGTGTAGCGTTTGTACCAGTACCTACAAAATAAGTTACTTTCGAATAATCACCATTTGCAACAGATGCAGATAATGTAGTATCATAATCAACGTCACTCCAAAGAGCAGCTGAACGAGATACTTGTAAAGATGCGGAAAATTGGTTAATTGAGTATGCAAATCGACCTGCACCATATAAACCATTCGTTGGATTTGATTCAGCTCCTGGGTTAGTGTTACCATATAAAGATGCAGATGTAGCATAAGTATCTCCAGCAGGACCAAAAGGGCTTGTTGGTGCTGCTTTACCATTTCCTGCTCCTGTTGAATCTCCATATTGGAAATCTAAGAAGAATACAAGACCTGAAGGTAGGTTCATTGGTTGTACAGACATAAATTCTTTAGTTGATAAAGAACCAAATACTTTACGTACCAATGGAAGAGCTACACCAGCCCATTGTTCACCTTGACCAACTGTAAAAGAACCTCCACCTTGGTTTGTTGATGATTGCTCAGTTACTAATTGTTTTGCTTGGTTTTCGAGGATCATAGCCATGTTATTTTTATTAACTTCGCTACCAAGTCCCTCTAAGAGACCTGTTTTACCCCATTTTGATGCCATTCTAGCGGCATCGTTCTGCATGTTTTTCCATCCGGAAGCAGAACTTTCGAGTAATGAATTAATTGTTGACATTGTTTTGTTTTTTGTTTTTAATTTATAATTTAAATAATTCCAGCCAATTTTTGCATTCTTAAAAATGCCTCGTTTGACTCTACGATTGGTTTTTTAACGTTAGGTGCCATTGTTCCTTTTGAAGCTCTACCTAGGTTTTCGTTAATAGTATTTTTTAAAACTTTGATTCCCTCATTTAATGTTTCAAATACCATTTTTACTTCGCCTACGTTTTTAGCTTTGTCAAAAGAACTTAACACTTTTACTTTTTGATTTTCATTTAAAGTTTTAGACTTGAAGATTTTGTTTGTATAAAGCAATTTAGCATTTAACAAATTGATCTCGTTTAATTCAGACTTTAAGGTTTCAATAGTAGAATAAGCTTCTTCAAGATCTCCTGAACCACCCATTCCCGCATCACTGATATCTTTTCCAGTTTTAACGGCTTCATCGTACCATTTTTTCCATTTTGGGTCTGTTTCTGCTCTTTTTTTAGCATATGCCTGAGCTTTTAGTACTCCGAAAGCTGCAGAAAAAAGTGCAACCATACCTGCTACTACAGGAACTATTGAAACTGGATCTTCATTAAGAGCAGTAGTTGATGATTCATTTAATTGATCTTCAATAGCTTTCATTTTGTTAAATTCTGCAGGTGTAAGTTCTGAATCTACTTCATTAACCATTTTTTCATCGTTTTCCATTTCTTCAATTTCTTTTAATAATTCTTCTAAATTTACTTCTTCTTCGTCTTCTACTTCTTCAGATTCCTCTTCTGTGTTTCCACCTTCAAGTTCACCTGATTTAATCATGTCCGCGATTACATCTTCAATCATTGATTTTAGATCTTCATCTGTCATGTCTTCAAGGTCGATTGGTTCAGCTTCATCTTCTGTTTCTTCTTCATCAGATATTTCTTCTTCTTCAGTTTCTTCAGCTTCGTAAAGTCCTTCTTCCATTTCGTCCTCTTCTAATTCAGCCAAAAGCTCTTCTAAATCAACTTCTTCATTTGTTTCTTCTTTATCATACATTTCTTCAAGATCTTTATCTTTTTTAGACATGTATGCTTCTTCAAAATTGTCCTCTTCGAGGTCCATTTCTTGAAGTTTCATTGATAACATTGACTTAAGTTGAGGTGTGAAGGCTTCTTCTAGGGCTGCTTTTGCGTTTGCTATTGCTGTTTCTTTTACAGCTTTAGCGTCAGCGATTGCTTCTTTAAGCATTGCTCTGTTTGTTGCCATTTTTTTCCTAAATTTAATTTTGTTGGGAAAGTACGTTTATTTAAAAAACGTAATAGATATTCATTTAATTAATACCATATATGTTGAGGGGGATGGTATATTCTAGTATACGTATGTATAAGATTATTAAAGTCGCGTTTTAAAATAAAGGACAAGTTCCTTTTGCGCAAAGAATTTCGGTAATAATTGAGTTGGTTTTTGAATATGGGTCTAAAAATGTAGTACGTGATTCATTTAATGCACCATTTTTCATCCATGAGTCTGGATTTGAAGGATTTGAAACTAAATCCCATGTTAATAGTTCAAAATCATCTTGTACCTCCATTACTTCACCCATTTGTTTTAATGAGCCCATTCCACGAGAGGAAATACCAATAACTAAGCCATTTTTAACTAATGCTCCCGCAATACGACCTGAGGTAGTACCTTTATCTCCCATATCGCAAAATATTTCTACTTTACCATGGATTTCATCTCCAACCCACCATAAATCACGAACTGCGTGAGATGCATTTTTTAAATTAATTACTTGGGAATCGGGATGGTCTAGTTCACCTACTGTTTCTGTAGATTTTTGTTTAATTTTATTTTGAAAATTTTCAATTTCACGATCCCATAACTCTTTTTTATAGTATCTTCCGTTACCATTTTTTACTTCAACAGTAGCTAAAATGCCTTCAACAAATACATTACCACCATTACCCATTCCTTCAATTAAACGAATTGGTTTAGGGGTGAATTGTCTAGTTTCTATTAAGAGTTCTTTGTTCATGATTATAGTCCGTATGCATCTGTTAAATGTTGTCTTGCAAATTCTTTTTCATCTTCATTTTTAAATTCACGTAACGCATCTTCTAAAGTACCATATTCTTCATAGTATTGTTCTGCTTTTTCTTTAATTTCATATGCTAATTGTTCATCATCTTCAAAAATTTCTGTTTTTGATATATCCTTTGCTATAGTTTGGATATTTTTAATTGATTTTTCAGCATCTTTTAAGGATTTTGGATCAAGATCATTTTCAGCTTCATCAATAGTTTCATCGGTTTCATCAATTACCTCTTTACGTGGTGATTTTGCTTTACCTTTATGCATCATTTTTTCTAATTTCGCTTTTGCTTTTTCTAGTGATTTGATGTCTTTTGAAATTTCTTTAACTTTTTTAGCATCGGTAAGATCTTTTAAATCTTCATCTTCATCTAATCTAGAAATTTGAGCTTGTTTTTTGTCAATTAATGTTTGTACTTTTTCTAATTTAGAGGCAATAATTTCATGTTCTGCTTCTTTATTGATAGCAGCCAATTCTTTTTCAATGCTTTCTTTTAATGATGTTTTAGGTAATATAGATAACTCAGCATCAATCATTTCACGAATTACTTTACGTAATTTAGATTCTTCTAAAGATTCAGTAGTTATCTTAGTAATATTTTTATCCGCTGAGCTTATTTCAGATGTTTTTCCGTCTTTATCTTTAACTGTATATTGGATAGATTCATCATTCCTATTCATAAAGTTACCTATAATTGTTACAGGTTCACCTTTATAATTTATTTTTGTATTATTTGGATAAACTTCAGGAGAAATTTTAGATTCATTTTTTAAAGATTCTAATCGACGAGCTAAATCATCTAATTTTTCATTATCAAATCTATCTTTACTTTCTTTTTTAAGAGTATCTATAAAATCTTGTCTTGAATAATTTGAAAGTACTGAGTGGTTATATCCGATCATAGAAAGGGCTATACGAGCTTCACGTTCAAGTGGGTCCATACCATCCATACCTTCATTTACAGGAAGTTCTTCTTCTCCCCATCCAAGGTATGAACCATACTCACGAGCTATTTTTAAGTACTCATCTTTCTTCTTAGGATCTTTTTCACCTAGGTATGCATCATAATACCAATTAGCTCTTTCTTTATTATCTTCTTGCTCGTCAAAATCACCATCAGAATCACCATACATTACACCTTCATTTAAATCACCATATCCCGATGCTTTATATTTTCCTTTAGGTTCTTTAGGTTCACCTAATCCGGGATGGTCTACTGAATATCCTAAACCTTTAACTCCAAATTGACCATCTTTTGTATAAAAAATTGGATCTTTTTGTAAGTTTTTAAATACCATGTCTTTTAATTCTTGCATGGTTTTATCTGCATTTTTAGGATCTTTCATTTCCGTATAATAACCCGTCATAATTTGATCAAATATCAAGTTATCAGGATTTTTATCATCTTTATAATCAAAGTTATGCTCTAAGTCTTTTTCTACTTGTTTTGATGTAGCTTTTAATTCAGCTTTTTCATCTTCTTCTTTTTTCTTTTTAGCTTCTGCTAGAAAGTTTTCAAATGCTAACTCATATGATTCCTTTTTTTTAGGTTCAAATGGTGAATTAACAGCAGTTAATCCAATTACATTTTCCGATATAATATTTTTAGTTTTAAGACAAGATGATGCTTCCTCAAATGTAGCCGCATTGCGTACAATATTTGGGAATTGACGTTTTGCATCTGCAAGGAAAACTCCTTTATGTCCTTTACCTTCTTTAATCAATAAATACTGGTCTTGTAGTGTCTTTTTCATTTTTATTTACTTAATAGTTCTTTTGCTTTTTTAATATATTCTAGGGCCATTGATGTTGGTTTATATATACTAAATTGGCCTGGGTTTGATGTATAGTATTCTATGGTTTGGTTTTTTGCGTTTGAGATAAGAGAATTTAGTTCGTTTTGTATTTCATCAAATTCGTTTAATCTTGCTTCTTGAAATTTTTTAACATCTGTTTTTTCTTTTTCTTCTTCCCAAAGTTGTTTAACTTGTAAACTAGACCCTTTAA